GTGTTAAAGGCTGTTCAAAAAAACGCCCACCTTTGGACAAATTACATTTTTGGCACAAAGTCCTCAGATTAGAATCGAAATCGCTTTCAGATCCCATCAGTCGCTTTGGGATGATGTGATCGACGTGCAGCTGTCCCTCAGTTTGACCGCATAACTGGCACATATATCCATCGCGCATCAAGATTCTTGCCCTTGTTTTGCGCCATCCTTTGTAACTTCCATTCGCCCATGATTTACTCATCAATGCCATCCCTTTGATTTAAGATGTGCCAATGCAGCACACGCATCGCCTTTGTAACGAGTCATCAAGTAACGATGCCACCAATCGATTTGAGTATATGGATTCATATATTGAACCTTCTTGTTACGCATCTGGAATAGTCCATAATGACTTCCATTTACAGCTGATGGATTCCATCGAGATTCAATCTGTGCAATCGATACAGCACAATGAAAGCCTTTGTAATTAATGACTTTTGTATGTAAATACAGCTTGTAATGATCTGTTGTTGTCACTGCTTCCGCTGGTGTTGTGCCTACAATACAGAGCGCACCCAATAGCACCAGACTGCGCCTGCGAGCTATCCGCCTCAGCGGCTCGCCAGCGAGTATGGAGCGTATCGATGAAGTCAAATACCCGTCAAGTTTGAGCGTGCGGTTGGGCGTTGCGCACAGCCTGTGGATTACGTCTGTGGATAACTTATTCATAAGCTGATGTCATCAATCTTTGAATCATCCACGATTTTGATTCCAAATACACCACATCCAAAGCACGTTGCGAACCATTCATTCATCGATAACTCTGACGATTTCTTAAGTCCATGACGTTGCTTAGCTTTGCCATAAAGCTTCGAACAGATCGAACAATCAAATTCCAGAATTGGCATACTGACTCCTTTTAAGATTCTCAATAGGTTGCAGATTGATCTGGCTTACCCAGTACGAGCCATCAGATGCCTTGTAACGGGGTTTCTTTGCCACGCTGACTGGTATCCATCCGACCACGTAATACGTCGGTGATTCGCCTACGACAAGCACGGCGACATCTGTATCACGATCATCATCTGTAACAATCAAATGACCAGCCTTATGACCAGTCTGTTTGACCTCTAAGCCCAATCCACCGAGCCAGATATCGGGTTCATTCTTGAACGTATCGACTGTCGGTACAAAGTCCTCGATGCCGAAATACCGAGCAGCTGCAATTTCAGCCCCAGCAGCTTCACTGTGAATAGTGATCGCGTGATGAAAATTGCCTTTGTTGCCCTTGAATTTGGGATTTGACCCATATCTGGATTCTCGTGCCAATCCAGCATTTGCAGCAATGATTTCATCAGCTCGTGATAAGCGCACCATGATCATCGGCAGCCACCGCAAAACCAAATAATCTTTTCGTTGCCGTAGCCTTTTTGATAACCAAATGAATCAAGCTTTGTCAGCTTGGAACATTTGTCGCATTGCTCGACTTTATATTCCTCAACGACTTCACCGTTGTATAACAGCTTTGCGATCATTGTTTGAGGATTGATGATCTCCATGTAATCGCTCATAAAAACACCACCATCATCACGACAAGAATGATTTCAATGACAATCAAAATCTGCGTCAATCGTTTCTTTGTCATCATCACACCTGTGGCTTCCATGTGCCGTCACTGGTAAATACGTACCAGACTGGATCGCATTGATTTGGCTTACGTTCAACGCAGCTGTAATTGCCCCATGCTTTGCCAGTTTTTGCGCTTACGCCTTCACGCCAAATGCGATGCCCATGAACGCATTGCGGAGCTTCTTTAAGCATTTCGCCCCCAAGTTGAGCTGTGACCTCTTGAATTGCTCCACCGATGGTCTGTGCCTTTTCAGCAGCCGTCAGTTCATCCTCAGTTTTGAAAGATGGCACGTCTCCATGTTTTGTCGTCCAATAGTCATAATCCTGCTGGACGTCAGCATTTGCGACCTTCGCTGGTAGCTTCTCAATCTGCTCCATTGTCTCGCGAACGGTACGTTCAGCACCGCCCATGATGAGCTGCATGACGCGCAAAATTGCGCTCGTCACTGTGTCCTCGACGAACCAGCGTTTCATGTTTTGGACGTACGCGCCTTGATAGCCGTACGCGTAATCGATGCCTGCTGGATGTAGGTCATCGGCATTTCGATAGCCCGTTGCCTTGACTAGCACATAACCTTTTTCAGCACTGAATTCGACGATCTCGGTTTCAATTCGACCAGTCGGATTTGTGGCAATCCAGCGATCCGTGCGAGCGCGTGCAGCTTCGTAATTGTCCAAAAATCCCATTAGTTTGCCACCTTTTCACGTGATGACAAATGGCGTGAAACTGAACGCCCACGGCTATATCCGATGCGCTCGCCTTCTTTGTAGCCGACTGAGTAAGCCATAACAGCCCACAATCCACCAGCCAAAGTCATTGCGATGACGATTGATATTTCATTCATTGTTTTGCTCCCGTTTCGGGAAGCGACGGTCGCGCTCCCTGAAATAGAGAGTGACAGCAATATCGGACAAATTCAAGATTCACGCCTAGTTTTCGGCGTGTCGAATCGTTATTTGTGGTCTTTGAGATGCTCAATCATCAGCGACCGAATTTCACGCACGTCGGCACGAATTCCATCAGCAAAACCGTTGCTCACTGGACGTGAGTTTTTTTCGGATTTGGCAGCGTACAAAGCCGCTATTGATGAAACGGTCGTTGCCGCGATCAATCCAATCGCTGTGATTGCCTCAGTCATTTGACGCCGAAATCCTTATCTTTAGGGTTAAGCCAACGCAAAATCACCGGTGCAACGGCAGCTGCTCCAGCATAGGCGATAGTCTTTGGATCGGTGACACCAGCCATAAAAACGGCTAATGATGCAGCTAGAAATGAGCGCAACCATGAGGCTGCCATTGCTTTGAAATCTTTCATTGCTTTGCTCCTAGTCCTAAGCTCCCGATTAACGCAGCGGCTTTCGCTGGCGTTATGGCTATTTCAAAGTGCATCTCATCTGGACGCGATCTGAAATCACCGCCCCAAATCATTCCGTATTTTTTAGCCAAAGCACGAATCATCGGTACTTTTTCGCTTGGGAATGTCCCAGCTTTACCCAATGGATGATCGACGGCATTGAGATCGACGGCTGTGCCAGACGCATGATTTGAAAGCTTGTCAGTTGATCCACGGACATTTCGAAATGCATATCCCCAGTCATCAAGCTTGCCTTCATTGATCGGTTCAATCAATTCATGAAAATCTTTGCAGAATGACACGATCAAGGGTGCGACGGCTTTCGCACATCGCACCTTGACCCCCGTGTCCCCAATCACGAAGCTTTGAATTCCAATTTCGGATTGATCAGAGCTTGCAATCCAGCCATTTTGACTTTTAAGCATTAAAGCCCGCAAAAACTACTTCAACGAATCGAGAAAATGTGCCTTGTAAAAATGTCACAATCCGAGTGCTTTCAAATCTTCTACAGTCAGACCAAGTGCAGCGAGTTTAGCTTCTGCTGCTGCTTTTGCTGCTGCTGCAATTTCTTGTGCAGCTAACTCAGCATCTTGATCCAAATTGTATTGCGCCAATTCGTCAGAATTCGAATCTCTTACAATTTCTTCACCCGTAGTCACGTTGATTTCTTGTATTTTCATTAATTCACTCCATAAAGTATGTAAGTTCCACCATTGACATTTGATCCATAAGTTAAATCAATTCTTGAAATAGCCGCATTTGTACCTGAATAAGCACCGATAGATGTAATCACGGCAGTTGCGGGGCCATTGGCATCGTAAAAGGTTGCTTGGCAATTAACTATTTTGCGTGTAGTTGTGTTTGCATAATCAGCAAAATCATAAACCATAAAATTACTATAGTTTCCGCCTGTAAATGGTCCAGCGGTTAAATCCCATGATGTCTGACCATTTGTTCCGTTACTTCTAGTCGTGTTTGCCTCATAACCAGCGTAATAACGTGCATAATTTGCGCCTGAGTCATTATTCACGCGCATTGTAAGCCCGTTGTTACCTGATCCGTTAAAGTTACGAATGACCAAACGTAAGTTTTTGTATGCCGCACTAATGGAATTCCATGTTGTTACTGTCGTTCCTGTGGCTAAATTGCCTGATGCTAAAACTGTCATTGATCCGCTTGAAGGGGTAACCCATTCGGGAGCAGTTGCTCCAGAATTTACTTGAAGGACTTGCCCAGCAGTTCCAATGCCCAGACGTGTTGCGACTGTTGAATTGCGATAAATTATGTCTCCAGCAGTTGTTACAGTTGTTTTTGGAATTGCTGCATTTGCTAGATCATAAGCTGATTTGACCGAATTTGGTGTTGCCGCAGTTGTCGTCGATGTACTGGATGTCGAATCAGTCAGTTGAACAGCACCAGACTGAGTTGTCGATGAGGCTTGGATTCCAACGGTTACGTCGCCCGATGTACCGCCACCAGTTAGCGGCGATGTTGCCGTGATCGATGTGATATCCCCGGGGTTTGGTGATGTCCAGACAAAATCCATATCGGTATTTGAATTTTTGGCAAGCACTTGTCCAGTCGTGCCACCCAAAAGATCAGCCAATGATGTTGCAACGGCTTGACCAAAAACTTCAAAATCTGCTGGCAAATCCGTCACCAAATCTGTCGGCGTCGGCATCTGCCAGTTAAACGGGGTCGTCGGATTGCTCATTTGTTCTCCTTATGCCACGACAAGAGCATTTGCCCAGTCGAGAGTTGGTGTGATTGTGTTCCATCTTTCGGCGATTGGTACTTGCTCCCATCGAAGTGCCTGCAAGCTATAAGCAAGCGGCGAAAGCAAAAGCGTCACCGAAATCGAGTTGTAAGCGGCTCGCCATGTCCAGCCTTCAACGAAACCTAGATATGTTCCAGCCGTCATATTAATTGGCAAATCAGAAATCAACACTGGAAGTCCCATGAAAACATTGATTAAAGAATCACGATCTGCATCATCGATTTCTGGATTTGTCAGTTCATAAGTAATCTGTGAAAAGTTTGCCTGCGGATAAGCACGCAGACTTAAATAAAAAGCTGCCTGCGCTTGGGCATCGGTCAGATTCTTCAAAGTCGTACTGATGATTTGCGAAAGTCGCCCATATAAAGCAATCGAAGCATCATCTGAATCAGTCAAATTGTTTTGTGAGTTTGCACCATAATTCAATGAAATGACATTTCGCACGTCGCCTGCTCGGGTTGAGACTGACATTCCATTTGAAAGAGCTTGTGCCGCTGAAAGTACCGTGTATCCATTGGCTGCCAAATAAAGTGATCGATGCGTTGAATCAGCATACGAAATGCGACCTTGTGCATCCTCGTAAATATAACCAAGCCCAGATGTTGCCAAAGCTGAAACCAAAGAATAAGTGTCCGTGATGCTTGCTGATCTGGCTGCAAGATCGTAATTGCCTGGCTGATCAATTTCGCCCAGTCCCACGTTTTGTGCATTTGCCCATGTTTCAGTCGGATCATAAGTAGCCCACGTCAATGCTGCTGGTACTTCGCTCCAGTTGTTAAGCAACAAATCTTGCAAAATATGAGCGATCTGCGTGCCATCGTGAGCTGATGCCAAAGTACCTTCGGTCAATGCTTTTGGCAGACGTGCCAAAGCCCCAAGTGCAACAATCGAAATGGTTTGATTGATTCCAACCGATCCCGATGCTGAAACAGAAATCTCAAAATCAACAACAGTGCCACCAAAAATTGGGACAAAAGCAGCTGCCGAATCCTGCAATTCGATGGTCACTGAATCGTTGATATTGAGATCGACAATGCTTTGATCCAGATTGATCAGTTGAATATTCACGTACCCTGCATTTGCTTGCTCGTAAATATTGACTCGACCAGATGTGATCGTCATATTGGCAAGCGCGTAGTTTGTGAAAACTACACCGTCAATTTTTACGCGCCAGATCGGATTCCAAAGCGTCATACAGCCACCAATGAATTTGCACCGCCGCCACCGCCGCGATAGTAAGAATCATTCAAAGTCTCGACGATTGTGCGTGCTGTACCCTCTGGATCGATTGCTCCATTGACATTGATTGTGATTCGATCTGACGTCGAAAGCCCACCAGTTGCAGCCAATCGATCTGCGGCAGCTTTAGCGCGTGCAGCATTGAGTTCAGCTGTGCGAGCCTTTGCAGCTTCACGATCCAAAATTGCTTGTTGCATTGCTGGTGAATAGGCAGACAATGGCGCACCAGTGAAAGTTGGTGAATCAGCGTTTGGATTAAATCCAGACCCCGGGGATGCAGTTTGGAAACCAGTATCAGTGACCGTTGTTGATCCTGTATCTGTCGTCGTAGTTGCATCGAAACTGACGGACGCTTTTAATGATTTGTCATTTGAATCACCAAAAAAGAATCGAGTGATTGGATTGTCGGTTACCAATTTGATGAAAGCTTTGATTTTATCAACGGTGTTTGAAATGAATCCAACAAGCTTTGAAAATCCCGTGACAAGACCACCGACGATTGTTCCAATGGCTTCAAGTGCAGTTTTGAAAGCACCGCCCAAAAGTGGTGCAAGATACTTTTTGATGAATTCCCATATCTTTGCTAAGAAATCATAAAATGGCTGCAATTCCTCAGAATTGTCACTGATTGCTTTTTTGATCTTATCGAACGCAGATTTCAATCCTTCAAAAATTGGTACGACAACCGACAAAATTGCTGGTACGACTTCCTCATATAAGAATTTCCACCATTTAACCAAAACAGGCAAAAGGTCATCCCGAATTGTTTTGAAAATTTCACCAAATGCTGGTCCGAGAGTTTTGCCCAAATTATCTGCAAATTCCTGAATTGCTGGGATACCTTTATCAACGAACCCACTGAGCAACGGTGTAAGCGCATCAAGTACGTACGATCCAACAGTTTCTTTTGCTTCATCAAATGCAATGTTAAGCCGTTGCATTTTGCCCTGAAATGTGTCAGCTTGCTTGGATGCTTGACCTTCAAAAGTCGTGGCAAGAGCCGCTGTCGCAGCATCAAAGTTTTTCGATTTGATGATGTTTTCATCAATACTAACGCCGAGCTTTTTAAGCGCGCCAAAATTGCCATCATGAGCTTTGGCAAGTGCCTCTGAAACAGCCTGCAAATCTTTACCAGTGCCAGCGGCAATGTCCAAAGCCAGTGACTGCAATTTTTGAGCTTCGGTGACATCTTTTGTTGAGCGAACCAATCGATCCAATGATGGACGCAATTTGTCATCGGTGACACCATTTGCCAATGAGGTTTTTGTGATGTAATCCTCGACCGATTTGATTTGGTCGTTTGTCGCGCCAGTTACGTTTTCAAGAGTCGTGGCAAGTTTTTCCTGTGCAGCTTGATCAGCGATTGCAGCCTTTACGCCATCAACCAGCAATTTTCCAGCATAGGCAGCGGCAGCAGCTCCAGCGACGACAAATGCTGCGCCAATCTTCTTTGAAAAGTCACCGATTTTGCTGGCAGATGTTTTGACTCCATCGTCAGCTGATGCAAGTGATTTTTTGAGTTGATCGACGTCAGCCAGAATGGAGAGTTTGAGCGTTCTTGATCCTGATGCTGCCATCACCACTCCTTCAAAATTCTAGTAAAAGCATTTTCCCATTGATTGATGATATAAGGCTGTTCGGCACGCAGAGTCGGATAAATGAACCATCCTTTTGATCCGCGACCTTCACGACCCGACCAGACGGGAAATTGTTTGAATTTGTTTGATCCGAATTCGTAACCGCCCCAAAGCATTTGAGTCGTACCGCCGCCGCTGAGTTTTTGGGATGCAAAGCCAAATGAAATCTCACCAGTTTTGGCAGACTTTGAAACACGTGAGCCAGCCGCGATCATTGGTGCAACCTTGTTACTGGAATCATTTGCAGCTGTTTTGATTCGTCCCTGCAAGTATGTAGCCAAAGCGTTTGATTCTTTTTTGGCTTCGGCAACGGCTTGCTCATCCATTGCTTTGAATGCTGCGTAAATGCCACGCAGATCGGATTTATCGTAGGCGATTGATTCCTCAGCCATTGCGCTTCTCCAGAATCTCCATGACGGTCATGATGTCATCGGCTGTTTCAAATGATTTGGGATCAAGACCAGTTTCGATGGCAAGATCCCAAATCAGTCGATTCAAGCTTCCGACGGCGTAACTTTTGGGCTATCAGTCTCTCCGACCGTAATATCAGCAACAGTTTCACACCAGACTTCAAATGGCTTGACGGGTTTTCCAGCTGATTCGCGCTTCATAGCGTGATAAGCCAAAAACATCAGATCGGCGATTCCCAGCTTTTCCTGAACCTGTTGAATCGTGTTTCCTGTTTTGTTTTCCCATTTCATCCACTCGGGCGGAAGTGCCACGTGTGTGACACTCTCGCCGTTGCTGTGTTCAATCTGAATTGATAGTTTCATTTTTGCTCCCGATTCTTTGTTTTAGTCTAGTGCTGGTGTGGTGACGCAAGTGAAGCCAAGTGTGGCTGTCAATGCGTCTGGTGCAGTACCGCCCAAGTCTGGAAATATTGGCTGCACGCTGAAAGCATAAGCAACGCCAGCAACAGTGAAAATCACTGGCAATGGTGTGTTTGGTGTTGTCGCAGCTGCGTTCCATAAAGCTTCGCAGACTGAACCGACCGCGCCGAAATCCTGCAAAAGCTCGACGTTGAAAGTTCCCTGTGTGTCAGTCGTGTAATACGCTTTTCCATCAAGTGTTTGATATGTGTTGATGGTCGATGCGACTGTTAAAGTCGCGCTTGTTGCCTGAGCATCGAAGTTGTCACCATCAATCGTGAAAGTGATATCTCTGCCAGTGATGATTGATGTTGCCATCTTTGGTCTCCTTAGTTGTTTTCCTGTGTGTAATACGTTGAAACTGTTATGTCAGACGTTAAGAATGACCCAGTTCCCACGTTGATGATCGCTGGTCTTTCGACAATATCGACCACGTATCCCGCTGGCATTGCACCGAGAATTTGAATGACAAGCTGCTCCAATCCATCGAGCGCGCCTGCGTTGTTGTTGTACGCGACAACAGCTGAAATGATAAAATTGATTTTTACCTTTGTGACTGCTCCATTGATGAGCGTGCTTTCCATGTACGGTGAATCTGCAACGATCACGCACGCTGGAGCGATCAAAGTCTCTGGTGGAGCTTCATAAACTGATGCTGTAACACCAGCAAGCGCAGTTGCTAAGGGTGCGCGAACCTCTGACTGGATTGTCATTGTGCCATCGTCTCGACATCGATGAATGGTGAAAGCAAGCCAATCACACGGCTTTGAAGCGATCTACCGAGTACGAATGGACTTGGATTGAAATTTTCATTTGTGGTCATGTTGCCTGATGCCGTTACTGATTGAAAGATTTCGACTGAAACGACAAGAATTGCAGATTTAACTGGTGGCACGTTTGCATAAAGTTCAGCAGCTGATGATCCATCAAGTGTTGCTGATCCTGCTGGGATAATTGTGTAAAGCACACGATCTGCCAGTTCAGATTCAACACTGAAAGCATATGGATCAGTCGTGTGAGCTGTAACGGCATATGTACCATCCAAAGCACCGCAACCAGCGATTACCACTGACTGACCAACGGCAAAATAACATGGACGCAATGTGGTGAAATATGCGACGCCATCTTTGATGCGAGTTGTTGAAACTGCGTATTGATATTGAGTGAGCAACGGCAAAATGGTCAGTTCAGCCGAATCAATTATCTGATCAAGATATGTATCGTCATACAAAGATTCAGAGACGCCAAGCACCGTGCGCAGCTCGTCGGCTGTGATGATATTTGGCATCTCTGATCTCCTATTCTGCTCGACTGGCTCGGGAGCGAACCAGTCGATGTCTAATTAGCTTGCGTTGAACGCGTATGCGCCAGCAGCAATCTTTGTTGCTGTTGCACCGTAGCCGTACATGAGGATGCCAATAGATCCATCCTCAAGGTAGTTGGTGCGTAGCTCCAAGCGTGGAGATTCATACCATGTGTATGCATCGCGATTGATGACATACATTGAGTTTGATCCCAAGCCTGAAAGTGCTGTATCGACCCAAAGATCGATGCCATTGACTGAACCGCGCAAGCTGCGTGGCTGTGCGTTTCCTGCTGCGTTCATTGGATTGAGCGCGTTGTAAATTGGACGTCCAGCGTCATTGAAGCCCATGATGCGTCCCCACATTTGTGGTGATACAACAATTGCATCAGCGAATTTGAATGTGTTCGAATAAACGCTTACTGCGCCGCCAGCAACCCAAGTCAAGAATTCTGCCGCTGTGATATCTGAACCGATACCAGTTGCAGTCTTTGTTGATCCTGTGATGATCTGTGCTGAGTTGTAAGTGTTTGTCTCACGTGCATATTGCGCGCTCATGGCTGAAATCAATTCAGAGTAGTACAACGGATCAGAGCGATCTGCAAGTTCAACGCTCATCACAGATGAACCCTTGAATGACTTCACATTTACGTTCAGAAATTCTGTTTCGAGTCCTGCTGGTGTTATTGGATCAAGCTCGTCGATTTGATCAACGGTTGGGAGCGCAGTTACCTTTGGGATCTGGAAAACCATTCCAGCTGACGGCAATGTGCCATTTGAAATTGAATCGATTGAAGCGCGTACTGAATCTGAAAGACCATTTACGACTTCGCGAAGCTGACGTGTTGGAATAAGTCCAGGTGAATCAGTTGTCGCTGTTGCAGCTGCAATGAAAGCGCGTGATTGCTCATCGCCACGCATTGCATTGACCTTGTGCATTAAGAATGTTTCTGGTGAAACAATTGGATTACGTGTTGCGATGAAATTTACAGGCTTTGGAGCTGATGCAGCCTCGACCTGTGCTGAAGCTTCTACCGTCTCGGCGGCAGTTTCTGTGACGGTGTTTTCCACGACGTCTCCTTCTGTTGGTTGTTGTGGTTGTGCTTCTGCCTCATCCGTTGATGGTTCAGAATTTTCTGGTGCAGTTGTCGCAGCTACATTTGACACACGTGCTGAATCAAATGCTGGGTTATGTGTGAGTGCGACACCGACCAAATCTGCTTTTGAGACGACCATTGTGCCGTCCTCATTGTGACCAAATTCGATTGCGTTTGCTTCGACTGAAAATCCATCTCGAAGTCCGTCGATTGCTTCTTGAATCGCATCTGATCCTGCTGTTGTTTTTGAAATCTTGAAAGTTGCGTTGATAGATGTGCCATCTGGTGACAATTCCATCGAAAGTGTTTTACCGATTGGACGAGCTGAATCATGCTCCAGATTAAGTTTCACGTTTGTCGGATTCAATGATCCAGACTTGAACATCACTTTTCCTGTTGATGCGTTGGCTGGCTTATCAAAAGCAACGATCTGCCCTGTGATTGTGCGTGCCTCGGAATCAGCGGCAGTGATCGTGAATGGTGTTGTTACCTTCATGAGATCATATCCTCTGCTTGACGAATTTCATCGACGCTCAACGCTGGTTGCCCAGTTACAGGATCGACGATTGAGTTGAGTACCTTGTAAATATTCGCACGTTCCAAATCTGATCCGCGCAAATAATCTGATAAGTCGTATTTGACTTCTTGTGATGATGGGACGAAATCTGGCATCGATAAACGCTCAGAAATTGAAGTCATCAGTGGAATCAATGAGAAATCGAGCAGCGTTTGACGTTGATTCACGGCATTGCTGTAAGTCATCGATGATCCAGTTTCGGCGTCGATGTAATACGCTGGAATTCCGCACGCACGTGCAACCTCGGTCGCGATGTACGAACGGGCTGCCGCAAGCTGTAATTTCTCGGGATCAAAGCCGACTGTTTGAAGCTCGACGTCAGCATTGAGAAATGCAGTGCCACGATTGCGGCGTGCTGTTCCCCATGCTTCAAGTAATTTTGCGATGCGGTCAGACGGAAGTGCAGTGCCGTTGCTTTTAAGTACCATCGACGGAATAGGTTCTCTGGCGTACATTGCAGCGGCACGTTCTAGTTCTGCTCCCGTGCGAATGGTGCGACCAGCACGGTTGAGAATTCCTTCATCGTTACCATTGAAAACGACCAATGATCCAACGCCTGAATTCGGCACTGGTGATCCATCGACCATGTAATACTCAATTTCAGTTGCCAAAGAGTTTGTCTGGATTGTTACGCGAGTTGGTGAAATGCGTTGAACGCTGCGAACCCGATACGTATCTTGAAACAGCTCGGTAATCTGCCAATACCCGTATCCATACAGCAGAATATCTTCAAGCGTCCAGACATAAGTTGCAGACCCCGGGACTCTTGGATCTGGTGTGCGGATCACGCGTGGTGTTGCACCTTCGATTTCCATTCCAGTTGAACGATCAATTACTTCAAGTCCAATCGATGCAATCGATGAACAAATGATATTTCTTGCACGCGCACCCGATGGAATTGACATAAATTCTTCACGTGTTGCTGTATTTGCACCGCCGAAAAATGGCGTCAATGAATCCAATGATGTCACTGGTGCAAGAGACGCAGCCACGTCGCTGACCGCTTGCGGCGTGACTGCCTCTATCTTGCTTGTGGCGAAAATATCGCGAATTCCCATGTGAGAATTTTCCCACGCTTAAATCATCAACCGACGAGAATGTCAATGTCCGTCTCTGGGCGTGTCGCAAAATGTGTGACAAGTGCAGTTGCCACGGCTGCGCACACTGGAGCTTGTCCTCGACGACCAATGACCCATCCAGCATCTCCTCGTGGGAATTTAACAGCTGAAAGAATCTGTGCCGTAAGTTCGCCTTGATTTCGATGCTTGAGACGACCGCTGTTGATCGATCCGAGCAGCTCATCGCAGCTTTGTGGATATGACGAATCCATGTCATAAATTGGGATTCCTGCTGGACGCAATCTGGTCGCAATGGAGCCAGCCGCCCTTTGTGAATACAGCAAATACTCCAATGGATACTTTCGACAGTACGGCGCAATATCGTTTGCGATGGCTCGATCATCCAAATGCAAATCGTTGCTCCAAGTATGCAGTAGCTTGACGACAAAATCTTCCGACCCAAGCTTTTGGGCTGCGACAAGTGCTGCCTGTTTTCGATCTGGTGTCACATCGATGGCAAGCCATGTCAGCTTGTCTGGATCAAGATCAATCTCAGTGTCACCGCAATCTTTCCATTTCTCAGCATCGACAACGCCCGTGATGGTTTGTACCCAGCGGCACATGACCTCAGTCATCACCACGGACGGATCATCATTGAGTACGGATTTGATATTGCCGACATTGATTGTGTGTCCCAGTGCTGGATTGCTGTACGTGGCGTTTTCCAATGAGATCACGTCAGTGGGAGCAGACCATTCAAAATAGCCAATCTCAGAATCATCAGCTCCAGCAATGGCAGCCAAAGCGCGCTCGCGAATTTGGTTGAGAATTAGGGACGTGGATTCTCCAGCGTTGGTATATGCCATCACCATCGGATTCTTTGCCGCCATCAATGTATATCGAAGCGATGCGAAAGTCTCCATGTCTTTCATTTCGCGCAGCTCATCAAGATGCAACGTCGATGGCGCGGAAATTCCACGAGCTGCCGATCCAGATGCACGGATCATGAATCGCGTACCCAAAGTCGTCTCGATTTCTTCTTCGCCGTGACGTCTGCGAATCCGCTTGACCTGTTTGCTGAGAAAATCGCTGCCCTCAATCAGACGTTCCAAATGCCGAAACTGCTCAAAGCTGGTTGAGAGTCTGTGAGCTGATCCGATCTGGATTGATTCATCCCAGAGAAACAGTCCAGCCAGAATTCGGATGTTCATCAAATATGATTTTCCGTTTTGACGTGCCACGGTCGTGCATACAGTCGGGGTTGCCCAGCGTCCATCTGGCTTGACCTTGTGTGCGTGTTCCACGACAAATTTCTGCCACGGCATCAATTCCTGTTTCAATTCAGCTGCAAGATCGATGATTTCAAAGCCCCTAGATGGTAAATCATTCAGCGGCGTGCAGATTCTAGGCGTCGGAGATCCAAAGAGCGTAGCTGATTCCGTCTCCAAAACCGATTGGAGCCGATTTGAGCCTGTTTCAGCCGTATCACCACTGAGAATGACCTGTTCTGGCTTAATCATGGCTTACGCTGACATTTAAGGGAGAAATACGTTCATGGAGAGTCGGGGGTG